GTTTATTTCTGCTATAGCCTCTTTGTTTTTAACTATAGTAGGATCGTTAGCGTTTTTAGTTTCAGCAAACACGCTTTTGTTTTGATCAATTAACGTTTTCTTTTTACTAACTAAATCTGCTAGCTTTTCTTTTAAATTTACTTTAGACTCTTTGATAGCAGCATCTTCTTCTTCAGCCGCAGTATCTACAATGACTCTACCTTCTGTAGCTCTTGTAGTAAAGTTAGATATATAATCAAATACTTGATCAGTAGTATTAAAATGTATCTTACTGTGCACGCCTAAGAATCTAGCTATTTTACCAGTAGTTCCGTTTGTTAATAGACGTTGCATCATAAGTCTATATCCAAACATGTTGGTAAAATCATTTTTACTTATATGTCCTAAAGCTATTAAATCACCAACTAAATTTATTGTTTCTTCGTAATCAACACCGTCTATAGACTCCTGATCGTAAGAGTCTTTTCTAGACTTAAACTCGTCATAAATTTCCTGTGTTATTTTGCCTTCTTCTAGCTTGTTTTGCATTACTACGTCAAGGCCGTTAACTGCATTTTTAGCGCTTTCAATAATCTTGCCATCTTTTATTATACCAACAGCTCTATTTTCGTGGTGTAAAACTTCGTGTAAATCAGACACAGCTGCTAAATCTCCTTGTATTTTGTTTCCAGCTAATATAGCTAACGACTGATTTGAAGTAAAGCTTATAGATATAGCCTTATTACCGTTCATTGGTGGTATATAGAAAGCATTTGTTGCATTAAAGTCTTTTACTATTTTACCATTTTGGTCTATTGGTAAACCTTCTGCGTTTCTACTTAGTAAATTACCATTAGCATCGGTGCCATAAAAACCTTCTTGTAGTTTTTTAAAGTCAGCGTCGCTTAAATTATACTGTTCTCTAATATTTTGTAAAGCAGCTTCTGAGTTATTATCAAAAGCTATTTCTGATCTATTAAGATTTTTACTTTTTTTAGCCATATCATTAGCGGCTCTATTAAAGTACTCTTGCTTAGCTAACTGCTCTTGTATATCGGCTTTTGTTTTGTAATTATTATTTTTAGAAGCTTTTTCTGCTTTAGCTTCTTTTTGTTTAGTTTCATTAGCGCCGTCTAATATAGCGTCTTTTTGTATGTTTAAATTGTTTATTTGCTCTTTAGTGTCTTGTAGTATTTGTTGTTGTCTTTTAGTACCGTTTTTACCTATTACACCTATGTCTGATATTAACTCGCTTAATTTATCTTGAGCATTAGAAAGCTTTACATCTATGTCGTTTAAAGCATTTAAATCTGTAGCAGAAACATTAGCTAGTTTACCAACGTTCATACCTGTTTTAAACTGAAGATTATTTAATAACTCTAGTTTTTCTTTTTTCAAGCTCATTAAATCGTTAGCGTCTGTACTTTCGTCTATCTTTTTAGTTATATCAACTATTTTTTCAATTTGAGCATTTTGTAAAGCTTTTTCCTTAGAAGTAGAGCTAAAGTTTATTAAACTTGAAGTTACTTGTCTACCTCCAGCCGCGGCTTGAGTACCTTTAGATCCTACTGCAACATCAAGAACAAACTGACTGTCTACGCCATCAAATAAACCTGATCCTCTAGTAGTAAGATTTGCAAAAAGCTCTACACTTGTTTCTTCTAAAAGCTCCATACCTTCTGATATACCAGCAGTTCTTAATCCAGCAAAACCTTTTTGAATCCAACTAGCATTTGCTTTTACAAGACTAAGCTTATTTAAGTTTTTTGCTATAAATCCTTCGCCAATAAATCTTGAAGCTAGTAAATCGGCGCTACCGTTAGCAATAGATAAAAGTTGAGAAACTCCTTCGCTTTGGTTAGCTATTTGATTAGCTTCTTCTAACTGTAGATTTAAGTTAAATAGTTCAAACTCACCTAATTTTTGATTAGTCTTAACACCATTTTTATATACATATCCGCTTTTTAATTGCTCTTCTATAGACTTTATAGTTTTTTCAGCGTTGTCTTTAGCTATTACTCTTGCTTTTCTATCACCAGAATAACCCATGTTAAAGAAAGATGCCATAGCAAAAGGAGCGCCACCTGGCACAAAGTAAGCGGCAGAAGCCATCATACTAGGAACGTTGTTGGCAAACGAAGACTCTAATCCATACAAGAAGTTGTCTGCAAATAATATATTTGAAAAAGCTTCAGATCTTAGCTCGTCCATCTTAGCAGACTTTCTAACAACATCTTTATCACCTCCGCTTAATGTTATCATAGTACCTTCAATAAAAGTACCTTCTAAGTTAGCTAACATTTTATCAAACATGTCAAAGTTTTTACTTAAGGCAGTAATATAAGAGTCATCAGAAAGTAAGTTTGATTCTCTAGCTTTTTCAAGTATTGCTAGTGAAGACGCTAGCTTGTTTCTATATCTATTGTATATTCTTTGAGCTTCTACAAAACCATTTTCTTTGCCATACTTTTGATCAGCTTTAATTTCAGCTAGCAGCTTATTGTATCTTTTAACGTCATCTTGTGTAGTTATTTCACCAAAGTTTTCTAAATCTTCGTACTTTTTGTTTAACGTTTCACTATATATATTAATAGGCTCTACTAAAGCCATCATTTTGTCTAGCTCATTTTTGCCGTATTTATCTTTTAAATTTACAACTTGATCTAAAGAATATTTTAGTTGCTCTTGATTTAACTTGTTTATTTGTATAGTTAAATACTTTTGAGCTGTTTCATATCTTGGTCTATTATAACCAGCTTTAGGACCAATCTCTTTAGCTAAATCGTACATGTCAGCAAAGTCTTCAGCTGAAACATTTCCAGACTCTATTTTTTCTTTTATAGTAATTAAATTTCCTTCTTCTCTTCCAATAAAATAATCACTAGTATAGTCTAATATACCTTCTTCAGTTAAGCCTTCAGTTATTTGATTATACAACTTGGCTGTTTGTTGTAACATTATTTCATTACCAGTAGTATTAGCGTAAGTATTCATATACGAAAGCTCTTGTATTTGAGCTATGTCGTTCGCCCTACCTTTACCGTAGCTTTCAACAGCAACCTGCATCTTATTGGTTTGAACCATTTTCTTGTTAGCGTTAGCTACTTCTTGAGTTATAGTTCCATCTTCAACAAGCTCACTAAGAGTTAAATCATTTTGTTTAAATCTTTGGTATATTTCGTATTTATCTCCAAAAAGTTTTTTAAACTCTATATTAGCTATTTCTGCTTTGTATTTAATTGCTTGTTGAGTAGATCTGCTACTGTTTTGGTACTCGTTGTATATTCTAAAAAGCTCAGGATCTGTAGGTGGATCAATGTTTCTTGGAGATATTTGATTAGTGAATATATCTTGTGCTATCTCTCTTGCTTTATCTTCTCTTTCTTTTGCTTTAAAAAATCCATCACCCCACTGCTTAACAACAGAATCATCGTCTATAGTTATATTGTCTACGTTATGCTTGAATATACTAGCTCTAGAAAGATTAGCATCGTATTTTGTTTGCTCAAGAACGTTTTTTAATGTAGCTATTTCGTCAGGTTTATAATAAGGTTTACCATTTGGCTGCTTGAGAGTAGACAAGTTAGTCATTATGTTTTTAATATGACCGTCTACTATAACTTCGTTTTCTTCACTATAATTGTCAAAAGCTTTAGTAAAGTCTGGATTAGCTTTAATGTATGTATCTATACCTTGAGTAAAAGCTCTATACTCTCGCTTGTTTATATTGCCTAGTACTTTTTCGTTTGTAGTAGGATCAAGTACTTGAAAAAGTTTATTATTAATTAAGTTGTCAAGTCTTTGAGCAAATGGAGTTTCTAATCTTGAATCTTTTAATTTAGTTTCTTCTGTAACTTCTTCGCTTTCAACAGCTACTTCAGGTAAAGCCTCTGGCGCTAGTACTGGATCAAATGTTTTAGGATCTATACCAAACTCTTTTTTAATTTCAGTATTAAAATATTCTTCAAACTCTAATAAGTCTTCGCCTTTATAAGCTTCTTTAGCGTCAGCCATTATAAATTCGTAAGACGACTTGGCAGCTAAAGGATCTTCTTTGTAAAGATTTTTGTAGTCGTTAAAAAGTTTTTTTCTTTCAGAAGTAATGTTTTTTAAAGCTTCTTTTAAGTTTCCCGCTTCTTTAGTTATAGCTTCATCTGGATCTGCCTTGTAACCTGTTATTGTTCCTAGTTTGTTTTTGTTTTTAGGAACTAAGCTAAACTTAAAGTCAGGATTTTTTATAAGACCAGTTCCATCTGGATTATTTATAAAATAATCTTTAGTGTTTACGTTTGATGATAATCCCGGAAAAAAAGTTACCCCATCTGATTCCGTACTCTTTTGTGCTGTAGTCTCCTCTGCAGTCGCACTCTCGGCAGAGGGTTGTTCGTTTCCCTCCACAGGCTTAGCGTCAGGATATTTTTTTAAAAAAGCCTCTTGCTCTCTTACTTTGTCATCTGGAAATGTGTATTCTTCACCGTTAGGCAATACATATACTTTAGGCATTTTTTATAATTTTAATTAGTTTTAAATATTTTAAAATCAAACTCTTCAAGCTCTACTGGTTGCGGCTCGTAATCCTGAGGATCTCTAGGTCCTTTTACAGTATACCTATTGTGTACGTTTTGCATTTGTCTAGTGTAAAAAGTATTAAGCTCTTGAACTATTGTTTCTCTAATAGTAGGACCACCTTCTCTCACCGTGTCATTCCAGTCTGATATGTCAGCGTCAAAAATATTGTCAACGTCTTCTTGAGTAATTTCACCTGATTCAATCATTTGTTTAATCTCAGGACTGTTTTTATAAGCTTCAACAAAGTTAATACCTGCCCCACCTTCTGGCACGTCGTACATTAGCGATAAAATATTTTTATCAGCACCTCCAGAACGCCAATCAGCTTTTCCTGCTGTAACTATTTTATTAACCTGAGCGTACGTATCAATATTATACTCTAAGTTGTTTTTAGCGTCTCTTTGTGCATTAAGAAACATTGATGATAAATCTTCTAAACCTTCAGATGTAGGAATCCAACTATCAAATAAACTAAGATCTAAAGTTGTTTCTTTATCTTCTAAAGTCCAAAACAGACTTCCATCTGGTCTAATGCTTATTGGAGCTTCTTTACTTGTTATAGCTTGAAGGTTTTGCAAGTCAAATGAATTAGTAGCTGTAGATATATCGCCATCATTGTAGGCCTCTATAAACTCTTTTTTCTTGTTAGTAGCTAAATCGGCGTTAGCAGATAGTGTTCTAGCTACATCTTGAAAACTAGATCTTTCTATATCTATATCTCTATATCGATCTGTGTTGCCTGCTAATTTAGCTTTAGAAGCGTCTCTATTATACATGGCTAATTGATCTCTGTATTGGCTGCTCCAATCAGTTATTGCAGCGTCGCCATTGTTAAAATCTTTTAAACCAATTTGCTGCGCTAGCTCTGGATTATATTTTTCGTTTTCTGTGTTAAAAGCATTATTAAGATACTCTTTTCTTTTTTGTATGTAGTTAGCTCCAACATCAGCAATCATACTTACGCCAGCGTCTAACAAAGATACTTTGTTTCTTTTGGCTTTAGCCACTTCTATAGCGCCTTGTATTAACGTAGTGTTTGCTTTACCATAATTTAAAGGTGAGCCAAGCTTAGGAGGATTATCACCGCTATAATCAGTAATATCTAGACCTAATCGGCCTTCCATACGGTTAGCTCTTTTTTGCGCTTTTTCTAGTTGCTTTTGCTCTTTGTCGGTTAACTCGTCTTTACTACTTAAATTTTTTATAATATCTTCAGACTCTTCTTTTTTACGAGTTCTTCTTTCTACGCGCCTTTGACCAGCCGCTTCGTACATGTCTTGCCTATAAGTCTCTATAAGATTATTACCAAACTGAGCTAAAGGAAATTTAGCTTCAGACATATTAGACCAATCAACCATTGCCCCGCCTTCCGCTATTTTATCGCTAGCGCTAGGGCTTTTGTATTTAGGAGTTTCAAATAATCCTTGTCCTGATTTATATATTTCTTCTGCCATTACTTTTTAACTTTACCTTTTTTAGCCACACCTGCGCCTGGAGCAAAATAACTTGTAGCGGCATTTAACGTTGTACCTACACCAGCCATTATCGCTTGATTAGCGTCGTCTAATTGTCCTTGTGCTTGATTAAACTCTCCTTGTGCCATACCTAAAAGCGTAGCTTGTTTATCTGCTTCCATTTGTCTAGATAAATATTCACCTTGAGCTTCCATTTTAGATATATCTAAACTAGCACCTGCTTTAGCTCTATTAATAGCCGCTTCTTGATTTGCTATTTGAGCTTGCGCTGCTTGTTGTTGTTTTTGTGAACTTTGTTGTATTGCTTGAGCTAGCGCTCCTACACCTGAAGAACCAGCTTGTTCTTGTAGTCCAGCTAAAGTATCAGCTTGAGCTTGTTGAGCTTGATCTCTCTGAAACTCTGCGGCTTCTAAATTAACTTGCATGTCTTCATAAGGATTTTCCATGCCTAAATAAGGGTTAGACGTATCTAAATTTTTATATTCGTCCATAGCCTCTTTAAGCTTTTGTTTTTTCCTTTTTCTTTTATTTTTAGCTTTTTTTCGCTGACCTAAACCTATACCAACTTGGGCTAAACCAGATGCTGCCGCGATACCTGCTACTACTATTGCAAATGACATATTACTTGTTTTTAATATATTCTTCGTACTCTTCGTAGGTTGAGGCTACGTTGTACTTTTCTAGTTCTAATAAATCTTCTGTGTTGCTTGGATTTGGGTGAATATTTACAAATCGAGTATCTTCTAATGCTAATATAACTCTCTTGGTACCACCGGTTGATTTAATATAGCAAGGTGCTTCGTATTGTTCGACAGATTCTTCCGTAGCAACCATTATATATCCTTCTAATAAAAACCAAATGTGATCTCGCTTGTGTATTTTACCTACTACACAAGTTCCTTCAGGCATGTTCATTTCTCTAACATAAACGCCTTTAGCAAAACTATGCGTTAACGGTGCTAAAGGATTACCTTTGCCGTTATTGTCTCCAGCTATAATTGTTTTATCATTAGCCATTTTAAGTAAATCTTCTTCAAGCTTACTTATTTTGCTACGCATAGCTAGCGCTTGCTCACTTTTAGTTAACTCTTTCATTTAATTGAATTTATAATATTATTATTACACTAAGGTGCTTTTATTTACTGCTTTCAAACATTTCAGTACTTACAGAGTATAATTCTACCTTTTCATTACTATTGTTTTCAAACTTAACATCAGTGTAATACCCTAACAAACTGTTCATATTTGCTCTACTGTCTTTACTAAAAAATACAAACGTACCATTAGCCGGTACAGCAACCGTCTGATCTTGATCTAACACTATACTACCTCCTGACGATGTTCTAGTTATAGCTGTTATAGCTCCAGCTCTTATTATATTGTCGTATGAAGCAACAGTGTTAAAGCCGCCAACAGCACTAAAAGAAGCGTAGTATATTATATCGTCTACTTGAACTGATCTATTTATTTCGGTTGTAAAGTTTAATGTTACTGCTATTACTGACATATTACGTAGATTGTGTTAATGATCCTGTTAGTCCTTTTTTGAAAAATAATAAACGACCAGATGAACTAGAAGGTAAGTTTGGCTGACCTTGATTAACATAAGTAATAATTATGTCCATAATTGTATCACTGCTACTCATGACATGACTAACATTATACTGAAAGAAAGTTTCACTATTTGGATTTTTTGCTATTAAGTTCACATCAAAACCTTCGTTAATCATTTGATCAGCAAATTTTCTACCAGCTGGTGCTGTAAGTCTTATTGTTGCCATTGTTATAGCTGTTGAGTGCGAAATACCACCACTACCAAAATCAAGTACTCTAGTTTTACTTCCTCCTGACGTAACAACACCTGTGTCTGATAATAATCCACCACTCATTGTTGATCCGTTAGTATAGCTAGTAAAAGACGGTAAGTCTTCGCCACTAGTATCGTACAAGTTAAGCGTAGTTTCTAATCCGTATGAAGCAGGGTCTGACAATATAAAACTATCGTTAGCTATATCTAGCTCATATTTTAATATAGCGCTTAAAGAGCCTGTGTTTCCTAATAATATTGTTGCTTTAACATTGTTAGAAGGATCACCACCAATAACCGTATCAGAAAACGTTACACTTGTTAAAGGCCTGTCTCCTGCTGTAGAGTTTAAAGCTATACCGTTAGTTCCATGAGTAAAAGTTGTTCCACTAGAAGCGTCTGCTATACTTCCTGCGCTACCACCTCTTATATAAAAGTCTGCCGCAGAAATACTAAATCCAGGAACTGGCTTTAATAGTATATCAAAAGAATCAGGATTTAAAGTCTGTGTTGGGCTTAAACTAACAGTTCCACTAGGATTTGATATGCTTTGAACACCAGAGATACTTACAGTTTCACTAACGTTGTAAATGTTAGGGTTTGGTGCATCGTTTAAAAACCCAGTTGTCTCTGCTGTTATAGTAAAAAAACTTCCTGGTGTTACACCGCCAGCAAAGCTACTAGATGCTATTCTTGCTATACCTTGCACAGAAAACTCTCTGGAATCTACATTGCCAGAAGCAGAAGTATCATTAATTGAGTTTGTAAATGTAGTTTCAACTCCTTTTATATAGTTAAACCATTTGTTTTCTTTTTCTATAAACTCAGGCACTTTTCCGCTTTGTAAGTTTGTTTCTAGCGAAGATGCAAACCAACCTTTAACAGCACTGTTATTGTAGAACTGGCCATCTGCCGCCACGCTACTAAAGCTGCCTGTATGTTGTTTTTGTTCTACAATTTTAGATTGACTACCTTCGTAAGCTATCGTTTGAAAAGATTTAACAGAAGAAGGCATGTCGTTAAATATTGTAGTAACAGTAGAGTTATAAAAATGACCTGCAAATTCTACAACTACATCAGTGTTGCTACTAGTAGCGTTAGCAGACATTGTAACAGTAGTACCGCTAATAGTTAAAACTGTAGTTCCGGTTGGAACAAAATTATTGCCAGAGCTATTAACAAAGTTTATAGTATCTCCTACAGCTATATCTAAGCTAGCGCTAGGTAAAGTTAAAGTAGCTGATCCACTAGAAACAGAACAATGATCTATTTGTATTGGATAAAATGTGTTTCTTTTAGAAGATAAATGCTCATACACTATACCTTTTTTAAATGTATAATAAATGCCATCTAACGTTTGACCATGTTCAGGCACATAAGATTTAAAGCTTACCCAACCTTTCTGCCCTTCATCAAAAGATAATGTTTCTACTTTTTTACTACCAGCATCTACGTCTGTGTGTATACACAAGTCATACTCACCTCTTCTACCATTAAAAGATCCTATGGCTGCAATACAGTTTGTTAGATTATCTCTAAAGTAATCTTTCATGCCATTTTCAGATATTGGTGTTAAACCGTCTTTAGATAATCTTAGTACGGCGCCTCTAGCTTTGTCTACAAAATAACATCTAAATTCATCTGCGGCAAAAGACTCAGGATTTTTTGATATACCATAATCTCCAGAAAAAGGCACAGCAGTACCAAGCACAGCTTTATTGTTTGAAACGTTAGAATTACCATCTGCATTAAACAATAAGTTTTTGTTAGATAATATTTTTAAAACTTTATCTTCACATAAAGTTAATATATCTGTATCTCTAGAATACAGCTTTTGAATACTACCATGTACAGGATTTAAATCTTTAGTTATAGGCTCAGCTATTAAAAATTGATTAAGATTATTTAATCTACTATTAGTATTATATATTTCAGAAAATATTAAGCCATGTTGTCTATTTTCTTTTCCATAGCTAGGTAAAGTTGTAGAAACTTTAGGGCCGTTACCTATTTGATCTTGATTAAAGTCATCTCTTATTCTATCTGACTCTACACCATTACCAAAAGAAAAACAATTGTGCCAAGGTAAATAAGCACCGCCAAATATTTTGTTACTAGAAGATGTTCTGTGCGTAAACTTAGTTACGTTTATAGTTGTTACAGCTCCTGTTCCATAAGACCCAGCAACACCTTCACCAGCAGCAGCACCACCAAACATAACTTCAAGAAACACTCTACTACCGTCATCTCTTACAAAGTGAAGTCTTGCTATTACAGCATTAGACTGAAATTTTGCGCCTGCAGTTAAACCAGTAGCTGTTTTAAAAGTTAAAGCCACTTGATCGTTTACAGCATCAAAGCTAGCACCAGCTAAATATATTTTATCAGTTGTGTTTGTTTGAGTACCACCACCATCGTCTTTAGTCTTTTGCATGTCTGTAAAGTTAGTGGTAGAAGTAGCATCTTCAAACAAGACCTCATCTCCTATGTTAAAAAACGTAAACAAATTATCATTATTTAACTCTATAGGATATGATTGACCTACTTCATGGAATATTTCTACTTCCCTGTCAGGGTCTGGTATTGTTTCAAAAACAGCAGGATTAGTGCTAGCAGTTGTGTTTTGATTGTTACCTAGCGCAGTGCCAGCTCCAGTTAAAAGACCACTGTGTTTCTGTACTCTTACAAAAAATCTACCTTGCTTGTCTTCATCACTTAAGCCAGATGAGGCCAGCTGATCTGGCATGTCACTAGTTATTTCTAGTATTTTTATTTTAGCTTGATTACTATTATAAGTTATAGCCGTGTTACTGCCGTGTGTTTTTTTAATTCTTAAAAAATCTCCAACTTTAACTTTATTTACATCACTAGAGTTAAATAACAACCATATATAGTTTGTACTTCCTAAAGCTAAGTTGCTAGGTGTAAAAGATCTGTATAAAGCTAAGTTGTAATATTCATTAGAAGTTTCTTTAATGTAATATTTATAATGAGTTGCAAACGAAGGAGCGTTATGCTCGTGAGTTACAAATATTTTTCTATATCTGTCACATTGATTTTGATCACTATTAAAAGAAGAATCATCGTCTATTAACACTGGAGTTTCTCTGCCAAAAGCGTCTTTATAAACTAATCCTAGTTGGTAAGTTCTATCAGACTTAACAGACTGTGCGGCTACACCTTGGGTAACATCTTTCCAGTCTCTTAAATTACCTTTAAGCTTTGGATTAACACTGTTATTAGATCCATCTAATAAATTATAGCTTTGAGTGTAGTTAGCATATATTAATCTTTGAGCTGAAAAGGCTTGTGCTTTAGCTGTTGTAGGAACAGCGTCCCATAATCTCAGAGACTGATTACTTGGTATAGTTGATCCAAATGTTTCTTTATTTATAGTTATAGAACCTTTATTTGTAGTTGTACTAAATATATCGCTACTAGTGTCCATGCTGCTAGCTAATACAGTTACTCCACCAGGTGTAAGTGTTGAATCATCTTCTAAAGCCCAAGTAGATGAAGTTCCTAAAACACTTGGGCTACCTACTGAGCCTTCTTCGATCCACTCTTGATCACACAATAAGTCAATATTACTACCATTAACAGTCTTTGTAATACTAGCTCCATTGTCAAACTTTAAATTATTAGCAAAACCTTTTACAGTTTTAACATAAAAAATATTTGTAGAGTTTTCTTTTTTCATTAACAAATCTACTTCTATAACATCTGTTGGCGTATAAGTAGATCTAAAATTTTTCAAAGTATAACTACCTAACTGATTAACCATACCAGTGTTAAAGCCGTCTCCAGTTCCAGCATCAAATCCATATACAGCAGGTAAAAAAACTGGATTAGTATAAGGTGATATAGGACTAAGCTCTCCGTCTGTAAACCTATATCTATATGCAAATCTTACAAACTCATCTGAATGAAATCCTTCTAAATTTTTTACAGCAACTTGAAATGTTTGGCTAGCAATGTTTCCACTAACACTATCTATAACTAGTTTAAAAGAAGTTACGCTAGGCGAAGTTCCAACAACGCTTATAATAGTTCCATCTATAATGTCTGAAGCATCGGTGTTACCAGTCATTGTTATACTATCGCCAACCTCAAAAGATTGTCCTGAAGAAAAAGATACAACTATCTCATCACCTACAGCGTCAGTGCTACTATAGTCTGCGCTTGTAGATGTTACAGTACTAATACCAAATCTGTCTTGAGTATCTAACGTTACAGACAAAGGTAGTATTGGCGCTTTTTTAATTACTGTTATATGATGTAGTTGAGCAGTTCCTCCTCTAGCAAAGTCTGAACCTACAGAATATCCAAACTTATTAATAGGTATCATAATTTCAGTAGTATTATGTATACCACCTACTGTTTCGTTGTTTTGATTTTCATAAAAAGAAGTTCCTCTTATACCTCTAGTTATATTAATTTTTTTAGGTTCATTTCTACCGTCAGTAAAAAACAGCATATCATCTATAACGTCTATTGCAGTTATCATAGATGTTGGGTCGTTGCAAACTCTAGTGTTTCCAGCCGTGTCTAAATAAGTGTGAGACGCTCCTGACTCAAAGTTTAATAGTCTTTCTTTTTTATAAAATTTTAGTACAGCTCCATCGTTTATTTGAGTACTAGAAACTAATAAGTTTTGATTAAAATATACTTTTACTTTAGCATCGTCACTAGTTCCGTTAACTATTTCTATTTTAGTAACAAAAGTATTGCTTGGCTCCCAACTAGCCACTGACTGATATTCGCTTGTAGCGTTTAAATTAGCATTGTCGCCTGAGCTAGGCTGCACTAAATCTACGTTCATGCCGACTTCTAATCCATTTCTACGTATAGCACTTCCGTTACCACCTTCATAATACGCCTGACCACTGAACGCAGCTTCAGGTTTTATTCTAACTTCATAAGCGTCAGTAAAAACAACTCTAGTATTTCTACCACCAATTATGTGACGTTCTTGAGGCATTGTTTGTAGTATACAGTCAGATCTAACTCCTTCGTAATAATAGTAATCAACACCACCGTCTGTTATTTTATTTTGAGTAAAGCCTGAAGCGTGCTTTACAAGACTGTATATAGCATTAGTTTGCTCGTCTAAATAGCTACCTACAACTTCTGCAGGATCTTCTACAAATATGTTGCTTGAAGATAATATACCTTGATTTAAAGAATAACTACTAATATATTTTGGTCTACCGTTTGAAGGAGTAATCCATTGAGGTTTTGGAAAAGTATTTTTATCTAATATAGAATTACCTAGTATATTGGAGACAGTACCAGCGTCATCTTCTTCTGATGTAGATACTTTTATATTAAGAGCATCTCTGTACTCGCCAGATGGAACTAACCTTTCGTCAAGGTCTTTGTTCATCTTGCCTTTCGTAAAGTCGTTAGTTAAAATAGGCATGTTTAATGTTTAATTTGCTTAGACTTACCTCTCATTATCTGAGCGATCTCTTCCGTCTTAATATTAGATAATCTTAGTTTAGCTTTTCGTTTAGCAGCAAAAGACTCTTTTTTAAATCTTTGTATTATGTATTCTGGCGTAGCTGCTTTTGTAGATAATATAGAGTGAGCTATACTTTTGTAAACAGCATCTTCAGCTAGCTTGTTAACATGCATATCATCATCGCTACCCATGCCGTCAGATATATATTTTATAGTAACTACTCTACCAGCTAAAGCTGATGTAAAGTGTATTAGTCCTTGATTATAGTTTATATACCAAGATCCATTAATTTGTGCGTGCTGAGGATCTATACCAAACCTAGCACCTTGAGTGTGTGCGTAAGGGTTATCATCATCATAATCATAATAGTTTTCAGCTATAGCGTTAGGCGTATGAGCTTTATATCTATCCCAAGTGGTAGGATCATTTGTTATAGCTGCAGAGCTTAAATCATTATTAAATCTTTGAGGGTGTGAAGTGACTCTTGCCGGATATATAACGTGCTCAACACCTGCGTCATCAGTATAAGTTAACTTAACGTAGTTAACATAGTCTTGTGGTAAAGGTTGAGTTAAAGTGTTTGGCACTACTATTTCTAGTGCTTTTTCAGAAACAAATATATCAAAGTTAAATTCTGATATAACTCTTTTTGCATGAAGCCCAATGTCAGCTCTACGCATTTTTTGTATTAGCTTATCTTCACCTACATACATTAGCATAAACTGATCTATTAAGTCAGGTAGCTTTACGAACCTATACTTACCAAACTCAGTAGAGTCTGCATAATATTGAGCTGTTGTTTGTGATAATAGATCTGCCATTTATTATTCTGCTTGTGGTAGTTGTTTACTCTTAGCAGAAGCTATTTCTACAATACCTGGTTTATTAACTATTATTCCTGATAACTCTAGTATCTTGTAAACTAAATTAGTTTCTTCAGAAGCGTGTAACTCAAAGTTAGTAGTTACTGAAGTACTAGAGTCATGTAACGGTTGTTCATTACCACCACTAGATGTAGGTACTAAAACATAACCCCATTTAGGAGTAGTAGGCTTAGTTATAATATTACACGTAACACCACTAGTTATAGTAGTAGGGTATACTTGTATTTGTGTAGCAGAAGTATTTATGTAAACAGGGTAGTTAACATCAGGCGTAGCTAATGGAGCATTTTGATATAAGTAAGCTTCACTTTGCGATACTCTATCTATTAAAGTATACCTACCACTGTTGTTGTAGTATAGCTCACCTAGTTTGTGGTGAGTAGGTAAAGTACCAACACCACCAGAGCCCATACTTACATCTTGATTAAAATCTTCAAATACAGCTATTTTCTCTTCTAACGCATCAAGACCATCGCCGTATATACTTGAGTTTCTACCTTGAACAGAGCCTACAGCTCTTAACTGTTCTAGTTCATCAAAGTAGTCTTCAAATATTTCTATTTGAGCTTGCTCAGCTAGCAAGTTAAATTCTAACGGGTTTATATATCCTCGTTGCTCTTTGTTTATTATTGCTAATACCTTTTGGTATACTGAATCTATACTTACCGCCATGTTTTATTTTTTATAGTTAAGCAACCACCCCGTAGAGTGGCTGCTCTACTATAGTGGTTTATTTAATTTTTTTCTCAATAGTTTTGAGAACTTCTAATCCTTCGTCAGTTTTAAACCAAGCGGATAAAGCTGAGTAAGGTTCTTCTTCAAAAGGAACAGTCATTAGTTTTCTACCGTTGCTACCCCATTTAAAATGTCTTTTGTCTTCAGATAATTTAATCACACCTAAAGACTCTGCTTTTAGAGCCATATCTTTTAAAGAAACATCTTCATCTTCACATAGCTTCAAAAACTCAATAGGATTATTTTTAGCGTAAAGCAAAGCATCTCTTCTTAGCTCGTCTGAACTCATTTTATCTACCGCGACACCTTTGTTAACCCTCATTATAGCGCTAACTTTATCTAAACTTAAACTTTTACAAGCGGTCATAGCCTCTAGCTCTAGCTCTAACCAATCAGCATGGTTTTTAGCTTCAGCTTCGTCATTAATCTCTTCGTAAAGTTTATCTCTATGAGGGTGGTATAACGATAAAAATTGCTGAAGCATAACTTTATTTTTTGGAACAGATAAAAATCCGTCTCTAAAAGTTATATGCTCCATTCTAATATTACCTTGCATTTCATCAACAAAAGCTGTTTTTTGATTAGGCGAATATTGCACTATTCTTTCATAGCCTTTTTCTTTATCAAAAAAATATAATCCTCTACTTTTTATAGTGTAACTCAAAGGTGTTTGATTACCTTTAAGTGCGTACACTCTATCTTTTATTTCCCAGTTTTTCATAATATAATATAATTTTAAAAATTAAAAAAAAGAGGAGAGAGAATATCCCTCCTCTTTAATTAGTTAATGATTAAGAGTAGTTTGCCTCTCCAGTCATCATTAAGAAGTTATTTGCACCTTGTACAACTAAACATCTTTCAGACAGATAGTGCATCTCCATAGCATCAAGATCCTTAGTAGCAGCTCCAACAGAACCAGTAGTCCAAGTCTTGAATCTACGATCTTCCATTTGAGAAGCTCTATAACGTACGTGTAAGAACGGACGCTTAAGGTTTCTACCTAACTGCTCATCGTATACAGATGTTACACCGGCTGGTATAAACAAACCACGTACATGATTAACAACATCTTTAATACCACCACGAGTAGACTGATCGTTAAGATACTTCATGTCAGTTTTGTAGAAGTCGTATGAACCTCTTCGGAAACCAGAGAATCCTAAATTAAGAGCCATGTTCTCGTCGTTTTCAAATACACCATAAGATGTACCTGCAGATCCAGACTTATACTGACCAGCTAAAGTGTCATCAATAGCGAAAGCTAAATCTCTATTGCAGAATATCATGTATTCTTCTATAGCTCCTTGCTTGTCAAAAGTCTTACAAATTAAGTCAAAATCACTTAAACCTACAGCTGCAGTAAACTGAGCATCATCCTTGTGTAAACCGTCAAACTTATTACCTCTCGTGCTTATAGCTTCAAGTAAACCTTCAGTACCAACTATGTTGTCAGATCTGTGACCGTTAAACGCTGTTACTGTTGTTTTTTCAGCTTCTATCATAGTCATCTCTAAGTAATCTGCAAAACGTACACGCGTGTCACCTTCTGATTTTAAGTACCATAAGTAACCTGATTGTCCGCCTTCACCAGAAACTTCAACCCAACCGATTTGAGAAGCATCAGATCCAGAGATCTCATACTTGTCTTTAATAATCATTGGTCGATTAGTAAACGACTTAAACTGAGGTTGTATAGCCGCAGCTCTACCTTCAGTACCTTTACCGTAAGATGAACCAAATACGAATAATGAACCTGTAACGTCACTGTTTGAGAAAGTAACATCAGCTAAGCCAGTACCGTCGTCTGTCAAGCAGTTAATAGTATATCTAGCTACAAATACACCAGAAGATGAAACTTGTACTGGAGTAAGAGCTGCAGTAACATAACCTTTAACAGTTCCGTCACCATCAGATAATACTACTAAATCACCTAATCTAATAGCCATGTTTGCTGTAGCTGCAGCAGCAGTAGCGCCTGTAACAGCGTTACCGTCTACGTCAGTAATAGCAGAGAAAGTATATACCGCTCCAGTCTCTCTTTTAACGTTACCGTAATAAGAAAGGTGTAATCTACCTTGCTCAGACCAAATAACTTGATCAGATGTCATTGGCATTTCCGCGCCAACCATTTCTAAGAAACCTCCAATTGTTCTATTACCAAAGACCTCGGCTTCTTGTTCAATAAGGTCTGGTAAGTATTGTTGTGCCCAGCCAGCTGTGTCGCTACTCGTAAAGTCGATATAGTTTGTTGCTAACGTCATTGGCTTTGCCGAAGGTACGCTATTTAAGCTACCACCTTCAGTAATTGTTCCAACTAATGCCATTTTTTATAATTTTAAATGGGTTAATAATTATTTTCGTCCTCTTCTGATTTTAAATTTAAAGGTATCAGAATTATCACCTAACACTTTGTACTTAACACCTCCAACTTCTACTTCGCTATGTGATTGTCTAGGAGCCATATCGACATTTTTAGATTTTTCCACTGAATCTTTCAGTGCATCTACTTTGCCTTGCTCATAGAAATGTCTAGCTAAAGTATCAGCGTTCATTGCTGTATACAAAGCTTTATGATACCCATTAGCGTCTTTTATACTATTATCCTCGTTTAGAAACCTTCTAACAAAATTAGTCATATCGCTTTGAACTTCTTTAACTTGATCTACATTTTGAACTTTGATTCTATAGCTTTTGTCTCCAACAGAATAATCAAACCCTTGAAAATCGTTAAACACTTTACTAGTAGCATCGTCAAAAAGCTGTTTGTTTTTATCAGCCAAAGCTTTTTGCTCTTGAGCATCTTTGTTGTACCTATTAAAAAAGTCTACAGCCTTTTGTTGATCTTGAGTAAGATTACTTCCAGCTTTAACTTCATTATAGTACTTAGACTTTTGCCCGTCTAAATAGGCTTTAGCGCTAGCAACTTGCTCTTTTAACGCTAGTTTTTTTCTTTTAATATCTTTCTCATCATCTAACTCTTCGTCGTAAGAAAACTGATCTTCCATCATAAAACTTATTTCTTCTGACGTTAGATGAGGTTTAGTCTTTTTATAATATTCAAGTAAAGCAGACTGATTATCTAGCTCAGAATAATCTTTATTTAAAGCTACATAGTCTTCAAGACTGCCACCTGTTTGCTTCATAAACTCAATTAGTTTATCTAAGCCTTCAGGTAAAGATTCACTTGCTGTAGATGTTTCTTTAACTTCTTCAACAACTTGTTCTTGTTCTACCGGCTTATCTTCTTCTTGCGCAGCTCCTTCATTTACAACTTCTTCAATAGTTGTTTCAGGCTCAGCTGAAGCTTCTTGCTCTTGAACTGGAGGTTTAGTTAAATCTACTTTAGCAACCTCTTGCTCTTGAACTTCTTCTTGTTCTTTTTTAACACTTAAGTCAACCTTAATAGGTTCGTTACTTTTATTGTTAAACTTTTTTGGTCGTTTCTTGATAGTTTGTTTTTCAACAACGTTATCTACAACTGGTGTTTCTTTTTGTTCGTCCATAATAAAATATTAAATAATTATTCGTTAAGTAATTCATCAAGCCCAGTACCACCCATCAAATCGTTGCCAGATGACTCGAATTTTTTAGGTGGCATGTCTTGCTTTCTTTGGTTTATAAGCTCGCTTTGTTGACTAGCTTGTATTCTAGTTCTTTCATCTTTACGATCTTCTTTGCTAGTCTCTCTACCTTTTATAGTTTCAGCTTGCATTTTAGCTAATTGAGAGTTGTAGTTAAACTCTAACTCCATAAGTTCTTTTTTAAACTCAACTTCTTGCCTCATCTCGTTTACTTTAAAAGCTGATTTAGCTTCTGCTAACTGTAGTTCTTGCTGAACTTCGTTGTTTTTCTTTTGCATCTCAGACTGAGCAGCAGCTTCAGTGTTTTGAGCATTAGCTTGAGCTTGAGCAGCTATGTTTTCTTGCTGCATAATTTGATCACGCTTAACTTTCTTTTTTCTTCTTATTTTTAAAAGTTGATTAGCTAGTGTTACGTTTTTAATATCTCTTAAATCAATAGCATCCTCTAAATCTATAAGCTTAGCTTGAAGTGCCATTTGTATATTGTTTTCTAGTTTTGCTTTTTCTTCTTCATCTGGAGCAAGCTCTATAAATATACCAAAGTCATACAAGTGTAAGTTAGCCATTTCGTCTAACGTGCCAACGTTGTGAGCGCCTATGGCTTGTATAAAAGCATCTCTAGTTGGAGAGTACTCTAGTATGTCAGATATTCTAAGAGATAAAGATTCTGCTACTTGAGAAGTTAAAAACAAACTAGACTGTAGTATATGTCTTGTAGCTGTATTACTATTAGCCGCAGCTAGTTTTTGAACACCTACTAAAGCATTTTTATCTGGCGTACTACCATCTCTAGCCTCGTTTAATCCTGTTACATCACGTATCATACTAAGATAATAGTTATATGTTTGTATTAAACTAGCTAGCTTAGCGTTACCACCATCACTTCTTATTTCTTGTATAGGTGTTTTACTTCCAGATGGATCACCCATTTCGTTAAGCGACCTACCAACAATACTACCTGTTTGAAAGAACATGTTTAAAGCTTCTTGTGGATTATAGTTTGTTCCATTACCAAGATCTACTTCTGCTAGAGCGTCTACATCTAAGTATACACCATCTGGCACCATACGCGACATTACTTGCTGAAGCTTTAAATGCGTTAGCTGTATCATATCTGCAAATGTAGTTATACGGCTAACTAAAGATTCTATTTTGCCGTTGTACATTCTAGGCGCTACCATAGCATAATTCATTTTTACCTTAGTGTAATCACTCTTAGGTCTCATCATGTTACGCGCTTTATTCCACTTCAGTAATATATCAGTACCTAAAACTATAGCGCCTTCATATAGACACTCTATTGATCTTTGTAATCTAGTAAAATCACCTTCTTTGTCTGAAGGAGGATTAAAAGTATCTGGCTTTGGTATTGCTTTTTCAGTACCAGCGTTAGTAGTTTTAACTTTATATGTATCGTTGCTAAATGTTTTATAGTTAAAATATAAAACTTGTATTTTGTTTTTGTCTGCTTTGTTTTCACCAGAGTATACGCTAGTTCTATATTTACCGTTGTATACGTTGTTTTTGCTTCTTATATCGTCTAGCTGTTGAACATCAAGCTCAGGGAATTGTTTAGCTAACTCATTTATAGGTATAGATTTAACCTCACCAACATAATATATATCTTCAAAGTAAGGTGAGTCTGAATAAGAGTAAACTAAGTTAGCTGGATCAACATAGTCTATAGTAACGCCTTCAGAAGTATTAAAGTTTGTTTTTACTGCCGCTATACCTAGTACTGCTAAATCATAATTAAGTCTTCTTCTAGTTAGGTCAAAGTTATTGCCTCTCATTAAAACATTTATAGCTTGCTCTTCAGCTAACTCAACTTCTTGCTTATATGTTAACTGCATGTGCAGCTTTAGCTCTTCCTCGCTGTCGGGTAGTACATCTTTTGGAACTTTTCTTACGTTTACCTTTAAAGCTTTTTCAGAAAACTCGTAAAAGTCTTGCAGCTTCATCTCGTCAATAACCATCTGCATATACTCAGTTCTTTTATAAACTCCGTAAGGATCTTGTGAATATGCTTTTACTTCGTAAGTTCTTTGCGACATACCGTTAACTACTATGTCAACAAACTTAGGTATAATAGGTACAGGTTTCCAGTCTAAGTTTAAGTAGCTTAAGTCGCCGTTAATTGACAACTCGTCTTTATATTTTTCTATAGACTGTTCACCTCTAGCGTACAGTCTTAATTTATGAAATTGTTGTTGATTTTTAGAATATCTATTTGACGAAGAATAAAACCACTCATGCTCTATAGCCTTAGCTACTTTTAAGCCATATTCTGATGTCATTTTTTCTAAGTCACTTACTGTTTGACTAGGAAAGTAATCTCTAACTATTGGTTCAGCCATTGTTAATTATTTTAGAGGTACTACCTCTGTTATTATATTTAGCTATGTTTATACTAACTGGTTGTCTTTTTACAGACTGCCTTGGTGTATACAAATGCCTATTGCAAGCCATTATAGCTAATCCAGAACTAATCGTAGCATCAAACTTAGTTCTTTTGTTTATATCAAACTTAGCCCAGTCTTGCAACGTTTCGTTAAAGTATATATTACCAAAGTTACCGTCTTCTTTAATTCCAACGTGATCGTTAATATACATCTCAATAGCTGAAGCGTGAGCTTGCTTAATGTCTTCGCTAGAGTTTGGTATGCCACCAACTTCTTTTTCTGCAACTGACAATTTATTCCAAATTTTATCTGGTCTGTTCATACTATAACCTCTATAGCCTCTACGCTTTAAATGATATAATAATCTTGGTTTATTGTTCTCTGCGAGAAGTGGCATGCCGTAAAATACTAATGACATTAATACGTCTTCAAAAAATATTTCAGCGGTTGGTGGTCTTGATATATATTCTAGAAAAAAATGATTAGCAGGAGCGTCTTCCATGCTAAACTTAGTTAATCCATGAAGAGATCCGTTGGATCCTCGACCATCAACAGTACCGCTAATATCATAACTATCGCAGCCAAAAGCGCCCATGTGCTCGTTCCCAGGATATTTAACTCCATTTTTTACTATTATATTATTTTGTATTTCTAAATTAGGTACCCAACTAATTTTAAATCTTCCGTCTTGATTAGGAGTAAATATTACTCTTGTATCTTTAACACCGTTTTCCCACTGAAAATTACCAGTTACTACAGCGCCAGACTCTCTGTTACCTTCATTAAAATCTATTTGCTCGTAAATCTTAATTAGATTAAACAAGCTGTTCTTCGTTTCATCTCTAAACGCATGTTCTTCAGTTCTTGGAAACTGACGATAAAATTCGTTTAAAGCATCTTGATCACTTTTAAGTCCTTCAACTTCATTGTTCCAGTGATCAACAACTCCAACATCTATTAGTTGACCGTCTGGTCCACTACATTGTCGTGTTGGGGTATCAAAAACTGGTCGTCCATACTCATCAATAAATCCTTCGTAGTTCCATTCCATTGGGATAAACAAAGAATATAAACCAGAGCGTGTTTGACCATTTCTATTTCTTTTAGTTACATCACTATCGTAATATAACTTTTTAAAATTATTACCACCTTTGTCTAACGAGTTACTAGTAGAACCCATCATACATTTACCAACTACACGAGCACCTAGCCTTAAACAAGTTTTAGTTACTCGCCAGTTGTTTAGAATATTATCAGGCCTTTCCCACTTACCACTTTCATCGTGCACTAACAGGTTAAGCTTTTCACCATCGTAGCTGTTATCACCTGTGTTTTTCCAATCAATAGTAGTGTCAAGTCCAACCAGCTCTTCCTGCTTTTCGTTTGCCGTAATTTTTCTACGCGTAAACTTACTTGCAGGTACACGATAAGCAAGTTCACTTTTAGGTCGGTCCATACCGTCTTGTATCGGTTTAAAGAAAAACGGATAGTTGACAGATATTGGTACAACCTTATCGGTAAACATCTTTTTAGCATCAGCACCACTTTTAGATAGTATTCCATATCTAGCATCACTTGATATAGTAGCTAAGTTAACCGTTTCAGCTGAACTCATAAACGAAAAACCACTACGTCTGTTCTTTAAATAGCACATGCCGTAGCAGCGTTTATCAGCTTTACATGCCTCCCAAAATATAAAAAACAGTCTGTTGGCCTCTCTAAAATCTGGAGCACCTACATCTATTTTACTCCATTGAAGATACATGTAATGACTACCTGTTATATACGTAGGCTCATCACCGTTTATAAACCAAAAGCCTTCGTCACGACGTTTAAACTCTTCGTCTATATAGTCATACCACTGGTCTTTCGCTTCTTCAGGGTAAGCTCTCCAATCAAATATACTTTTTAGTTTACCTAACTCTTTAGGATAATTTATCCTTTGCCATTTGTTTTTGGCAGGCACGTACACTGATTGCGGTTTAGCCGGCAACCCAATTCGCAAATTTTGAATCTCCAGTATTTGTCCAATGCGTCCAGTTTTACTGATAACCACGATATCGTGTTCTTTATTATATCCATAATCCCATTTACGTTTTTTGTTAAGTCGACTTATAGTTGTCTTCTTAACTGGTTCAACAATTTTATATAGTGTTTGCTCGTGCATTACTTAGATCTTCCTTCAGCAAAGCCTTTAAACACTCTTTCTTTTTTCTCTTCAGGTTCTTTACCTTCTAATATATTTTCTTCTTCTTGTATACGGTTAAGTATTTCAAAAGCATCGAATATAGCTAGCTTTTTTGTAGCCGCTGCATTTTTTAATCTGTCAGCAGAAACATCATCATCTGTATTTGTAATAATCTGCTCTTGCGCAACTTTGATTAATTCATCAACTGCTTTACGCCCAGCTAGGATTATACGCTTCTTCGTTTCCTTTATGCTCATATTGTATTGAAATGTCTGTTGAGTGTATTCTATATAATCTTTGGTTGTTTATAATAAATTCAAACTCACACTCAGGCGTAAAACCTATTATATCGCCTTTGTTTGTTTGTGAGTTAGGATATATAACTAAACCTTTTAGTCTTGCTTCTTTTTCTCCTAGTAAGTTGTTAGTTTCTTTTAGTGGCATTACAAAGCAAAAGTCTTTATAAGACCGCCAGCCATTACCTTTGTTTACTAAAAATATTTGATCTTCCCAGCAAAAATATAAATCTTCTTTAAAATAAGATCTACTATTTTTTTCTACACCTCTAACGTCATACCATCTTCTAAATATGTTATGATGCACTATAAGCTTGTCGCCAGGTTTTAGATCGCTATTACTAGGTGGTATAACAAGTTCAGCTTCTCTATTTATATAATGGTGATTAGATATTTCAGAGTTTATTATTAGCTTTTTACTACCAACTTGTTTTACGTTGTTATATCTTTCACCTACAGGCTTTATTAAATATCTATCTATAGTTTTCAATTAAATTCTAAATTATATTCTACTGATATAGCCATGTTCTTATTAAAACTTTTCCACGGCATAACCTCTTTGTTCTTGCATATATATATGCTATACTTGTCTTTTTCTTCTATTATATCAGATATTACATGACCTCCGTAGACCTCTTGGCCTACAGAGTAATGCATTGAATCTATTTTATAATCTTTACCTATACTAATTTTTCTTATATTATTAGTCGTATTTAATTGTTCCATCACTAATGTCAATATTAACTGTTCCGTAATCTTTTTCAAGCTCGTCTTGCAAATCTTTTAGTGTAGCTCTATAGTCAACAGTTTGGTGAAGCAACTCGTGTTTCTGTGACTCTAGAGATCCTATTTGTACGTTAAGAGAGTTTAAACCTTTAACAACTGCTTGAAGTCTTTGCAGTTGATTGTTAGAAATTTTTGAAGCCTTCTTAGGCTTTGGTGTTTTTACTTTTGCCATAATATAAAATTTTAGTTGCTCTTTTCTACTGCTTCGTTTTTCTTTGACGAGCCACCAAAGAAGAAGTCGATTATTGTATTTACTTTAGCACTCATAGCGCCAAAGATGGTTGATATAAAGCTAATCTCAAACTCGCCTAGCTCTATTGTTTTAGTTACAAAATAGTTAAACATTACAAACGTAATACCAAAGTACGCTACAGTAAATAACGTTGCTAATACTTTTTGAATAATAGCATCATCTTTATACATTTCTCTTGCAGACTTGCGATCTTCAACTTCTTTTGCAAACGCTTCACGCTCTGCATCAAGAAGTAGCTTTTTAAGAGCAAGCTTAGCCTCGTCGCGTTCTTTGTCTGTAGTAATGACTTTATCAAGTATGCCTTCTGCATTATCTACTATTTTACCAAACAAACCTCCTACTAAGTTGTTTATCATTACTTTGGATTTGATAAATAAAATCTAGCGCCAGCGTCTCCAAGATCAGACTTTTCTTGCATAACAACGTATTTTCTGTCTGTGCCAGACTCTACTTTGATTTCACTTAGATTACCTTCGTCTATATTATCAGTGTTGATTTTTGTTCCGTCAGCATCGTATATAAACGGAGGTATACCAGATCCAGTATATTGACCTTTTTTAGTTCCTTGTCCAGGTCCTTTATCATCTTCATCACCGTTCTTATACATTGCTGTAGTGTTAGCGTGTCCTTTCATTGGCATAGCTGTCTTGTCAATAGCCACACCTTTCATTTTAAATGCCATAGTTATCTGTTTTGAAAAGCAGAAGATTTAGCTCTTCCGTCTAATGGTTTGTTTTCTTGTTTTTCTGCAGCTTTTTCCCAAGGTAAGCTACTACTACCTTCTACATACCAAGTACCATTGTATTTAATTTTACCATTAGCTCTTGGGTAAGTTTTTCCGTTGTACCTAACGTAATCATCACCATAACCAAGCTTACCTGATCTCATGTCATCGATATGCTTCATCTCATGGTTTATAACTTCTTTTTCTTGCTTACTGTTAGGTTTTATATCTTTGTTTAAAAATATAGTACCATCATTATTAGCTTCTCCAAGAACACCATCTTGTAAAGTTTTCCTAATTATAGGTACGTTTCTGTATTTTTGTCTGTAAGCCATATTTTACGAGTCACCAGCAAAGCCTGATCCTGTTTTTATATTTTTACCTCTTTTAATGTTCTTTACAATATTGACAGCGCCTTTTGTTTTAGCTAGAGCTTTTAAACTATTAAGTATACCTCCTCCAGCAGCGTAGCTAAAAGCTTGGCTAACTGGATCTTCACCTTTTAACACGGTTGTTGTAGAGTCTTTAACAAACTTTAAATCTTCTTGGTATTGCTTTTCTTTCTCTTGCTTTTGTTTTGTTTGCTTTGCTCTGTCTGCCGCTTGCCTTTTAAAACCCTGCATTAATAGTCTATTTTCTTCAGGCGTATTTTTACTTATATCTATAGGCCCATTGTCTTTTAGTGGAGACATAGAGTGCTTAGACATCCAATACTTCATATTTTTTATAATCATCTTTCTGGATCTTTTATCATATCATCTATAGCTTTGTTATAAACTTTATCTGTATATGATTTATTTTTATAAAACACACTTCTATCAGATATAGGTAAATCTTCTTCAGCTAACAATATCCTGTATATTCTACTTATTAGATGATTACACTTGAAAGACGTTTTGTAAATGCTATACTTTATAGTTGTCCTGTTTCTGTGTCTCCAAGTTTCTATCCAACCTTCTTGCCTTAGCTTATCCCAACGCTTCTTGTTCCAGCTCATAATATAACTACCGTCTATAAACTCTTGTCTAGTAAATCTACCTTTACAGTCTAAGAATATCAATAGTTCTAACTCAGCGTCTGTTAAGCCGTAAGTTTTACAAGCCCATTTTCTAACGAGCCTGTAATACTTAAACAGCTGTAACTCTCTTATATCTGCAGAGCTTAATCTCACTACTCTATAGCTATAATCTCTCCATAAGACAATACATGGTAAACTTTGTCGTCTACTACTACAGCGTGCGCCGCAGAGTTATTAAAGTATATAATATCATTTTCAGTTACAACCTCTGTTTTATTACCTACTGATATTACTTTAGCTTTACCATACTTTTTTTCTTGATCTATCTTTTCGTGTATAATTAAACCAGCAATATTTTTTTGCTCTGATTTTATTTTTTCTACTATAACATAGTGATTAACTGCCTTCATCTATTCTTATGTTTGAAATTATACAATCAGCTGATATAATAGTAGAAACTACACTAGCAGCATTTATCAAAGCGGTTTTAGTTACAAGCACCGGATCAATAATACCAGCTTCTACCATGTTAACTGAATCACCTGTTACAACATTTACACCCATACCTTCATCTACAGAGGTTTGTGGGTCAAGGCCTGCATTATGCATAATTGTTTTAAACGGAGACTGTATAGCATCGAGAAGTACTTGTTCACCGACCGCGTCGGTCGAAATTTTTTGAGAAGCATTAAGGAGGGCTATACCGCCCCCTGGAACTATACCTTCTTTCAAAGCTGCCTTAGTAGCGTGTATAGCATCATCAACCCTGTCTTTCTTTTCTTTTAACTCTACTTTAGAGTTAGCACCTACTTTAATAATAGCTACTGATCCAGTTAATATAGCAAGTCTATCTTCTAACTTTCTTTTAATAAAGCCATTGTCTTTTTCTTCTGCTATAAGCTTAACAACAGAGTCTATACGCTCTTCTATGTTTTCGTTCATTTCACCTAAAGTAATAACAGTACTCTTGTCGTCTGTTACAACTCTTTCTACTTCACCTAAATCATCTGGCGTCATAGCATCTAAGTCATCGCCAAGCTCTTCATTAAATAAAGTAGCGCCTGTTAATATAGCTACATCTTCACAAGTGTCTTTCTTTGTAGGTCCAAAACCTGGAGGATCGATAATATTTACTTTAATATTACCTTTCACCTTATTCATTAACAGCGCTGACTTTACTTGCTGAGATACTTTACCTATAATAAGCAAAGATCTATTGTTTTGTATTACAAACTCTAGTATACTTTGTATTTTACGTATATTAGGTATTTCAGACATGCATATTAACACTAGAGGTTTTTCTAGTTCACATCTTTGTTTGTCTTGGTTTGTAATAAAATGAGGAGAAGTTAGCTTACATCCTAGCTGAACACCGTCTACAGTGTCAACAAATGTTTCGTCTGTGCCAGAAGACTCCATGAGTACTACGCCGTCTTTACCAACTTTGTTATAAGCTTCTGCTATAATAGAACCTAGATCTTTATCGTTGTTGCAACTAATAGTAGCTACGTTGTTTAACATGTTATCGTCAACTTGTATAGTAATAGTATCTAAGTATTTAATAACTTTGTCTACAGCAGAGTCAATACCTTGCTTAATTTCTCTAGTGGAAGACTTAGCTAGGCCTTTATATACGTTTTTTAGTATAGCTTCAGCTAAAACAGTAGCAGTAGTTGTACCATCACCGGCTTCACTAACGGTTTTTTGCGCCGCTTCTTTAATAAGTGTGGCTCCGATGTTCTCTACAGGGTCTTGAAGTACTACAGACTGCGCTACAGTAACGCCATCTTTAGTAATAACAGGCTTTCCGCGTCCATCTTCGTAGATTACGCACTTACCTGAAGCTCCGAGAGTTGATTTAACTGCTTTTGCTAGCTTTTCTACGCCAGAAGTTAGCGCATTTTTTGCGTCATCGCCAAAATTAAGCTCTTTGACGATCTCGCTAGGGAGATTATATTCCATTTTATTAAATTAAATTAGTGTTTTGCTTTTATTTAAAAGATTTTACTACTTTAGGGCCTTTTAAAGCCTCTAGTTTCTTAGTAAAATGTTCGATACTACCATCTATAGCAGCTTCTGCGCCCTCAATAGTCTCTCGACGCGTAACGTCATGCCATTTTTCAGGGTCGTCTACGCCACATATCTCAGTCTGGTAGTAACCGTTTGCTAATTGAGTGATACGCCAGTTGCCTTTTTGTGCTAAGTGGTTCCACTCTTTGATGTTTTCCTCATTTGGTCGAGGGTTTCCAGTGTATGTACTGGTTTTGTAAAATAAATAGGTCATTGGTTTTTGTTTATTGGTTAATTACTATGGTTAGTATCTCTTGTTTTTTAGTTTATTTAAACTAACAGCCTAATCTCTTGCTTCCAGGCGTACAGAATTTTCTAACTTTATCTTTACTTCTTTGGAATTTACGCTTGATCTTTCTACGTTTTGTTTTACTTATTAGAGTAGGAGGTTTACCTTTGCCTTTACCTGGAGTTCTAGGAGGTTTTACAGGTTTTAGCTCTGTAGGAACCATGCCTTTGTCAGTTGAAGTAATTAACTGAGCTGGCTTTTTAGGTATTGTTGGAACTATGTCCATCTTTTCTGTTCTCGATGTTCTTGATAATGGCTCTACTTTAGTGTTTGCAGCTCTATACCTAGCGTCTGCGGCTGCTCTTTCAGATTTAGACATAGAAGCGTATGCAGCATCACCTTCTGGAGTTTTAGTAGGAGGAGTGTAAGTAGTCTTTGTACCTTTTTGAGTAGTCTCTGTTATAGTTTTTTCTTTTTCTCTGAAAGTTTTAGTTACAGGATCATCATACTGTATAGTAATTTTCTTTTTGTCGTCATCAACGTTTTTAATTGGGTTACTATAGTTAAGCGCTGATCCGTAGTTTTTGCGCATTGGACTAATCATTTTAAAAGGCATGTCTATCTTTTTGTGTTACTATAGTAATATTACACGAACGCTAGAAGTATTAAAGTAAAGCGTAGCCCCCACCCCCCTCCCCCCTCCCGCCCCGCTCAAAACGTATATATATACAGCCACCTCGGCCATATCTTTTTTGCTTTGTGTAAATGTTTTTGCGTTTTTGTATACGTCAATGCATTATATACTAACTAACTAAATTTATAAATGGATAATAATTATGAATTTAAAATTAATATAATATGAATGTAAATAAAAATAGATTTATAATATCTAAAACAATGATTGGTAAGAATTTAATTATAACATTTACCAACAAGAAAAATGAAACATATACTTATGAACATGATGCAGTGTACTCACTCAATCAAGAAAAGTTGGAAACTATGGAATGTTTTCAGAAGTATGGAAATTACACTAACAGTAATAAAATACCAAAGTGGGCAGTTGTATAAACTGTGACAATTGCCTACTACTATACTTTACTTAACTAC